GATTCATTTTCTTCTGTAAGTTTTCCTTCAAATAATTTTGATATTTCTTTACCATCAATATAATCTGGTAACCATTTATCTAATGCTTTTGGTGTTACTCCTCTACCTCTAAATTTTCTGATAACCTTCTCTTGGAAACCTTTACCAGCTTTGTTCCAATATTTACTTTTCATCATTCGTTTAGCGATTTCGAATGGTGGTAAAGATTTATTTGCTTCTGTAAGTTTTCCTTCGGGCATACTAATTAAAAATCCTAATTTTTTATATTTTTTTAAAACACTTGGACTATTCACAACTACTATCTCTTTACCAGATGTTTTGTGTGTTAATTCAATCGATTTACCTTTTTTTGTGGTAATACCAATGTTTCCTTCTTTTACGGCCGGATTCGCATCTGTATATCCTATCCAAGACATCGCTTCTGCTTTTCTATGAAATACTGAAATTACATTTATCTTTTTACCGATTGAAATTAATAAATATCTCCATTTCTTTGGTTTTTCATCACCACCTCATATTGTATATTCTTTTGCACTTCCACCAGAAAATTCTGGAATCTTAAACAATGATACTTTACTTCCATTACTTGCTGTTTTTTTACTAATTGGTTTTTGAGTTTTTGACCATTTGGCAAATCCTTTTACACCAGAATCAAAATTCTTATGACCCGATTTATCTGTAATCCACCCTCTACCTCTAACTCTTGTTGTTTGACCACTATCTGGTGAATATGATAACCACAACATACCGTTTAACATATATACTTTTTCTTTACCGCCACCAGAAGCTTCATTTAAAACGTCTTCAACCATTTCTTTTAACTTTGATTTTGTTAATTTTTGTTCTTTTTTCAATCTACTTTTCTCCCTACGGCCTCGATTTTTAGATTGTTCCTCAAATCCAGCTATTTTTCCATTTTTATGTGATGCGTCTTTACCATCACCATTTCCATAAGTTCCTTTTTTTCTATTGTAAGCATTTAATTCAGCTCTATACTTTTTAGATTTGGTAGATGACTGAAATTTCTTGTATTCTGCTTTATAATCTCTTTCTTTTGCTTCTTCTACATTTTCAGCAAATCCAAACTTCCTTAAATGTGTTGGATTGTTAGCAAAATAATTCAAAAGTTTAACAACATTATCTTGTCCTTTTTTCACTCCCCATTTTTTCAATAATTTTTGAATTTTTGGGTTAGCTAACAATGTATCAACATTAATTTTAACCGCTTCTTTTTTTACCTTTTCAGGTTTTCCTTTATGTTTTGTAGATGCATAATCTTCAACATCTTCTGGATCAATTTGTTTTGCCGCTTTAGCTACTGCTTTACTCGCTGGTTTTTCACCTTTTTGAGCTACCCTAACCATTCCCATAAATCTTTGTTGTGCTTTTGATTTGGCCGGCATTACTGTAATCTCCTACTTAATAAGTTTGGCTAACCAGTCTTCTACATCATATTTACTAATTGTAAATGTAAATCCAGCTGAATCTGAATATTTATATGATGTTATATCTTTAAATTTTAATTTCTTTTTTAAATGTTTTTCAAGCATATTCCATGCTTTATCTTCATCATCTAATATTTTAGTTGGAATAAGATTTATCTCCAAATTGGTTCTTAACTTAACACTTACAAGAAATTTATTTCCACCAACTGTAATTTTTGCTTCATTAACTTGAAATGATGGTTTATCCTTATCGGTATAAACCTTCCCCAATTCTATATCTTTTATTAAATCTTTTAATTTCATTATAATAATTTCCTTACTAATTTTTTAAACATTGTATCAAATTTACCTACTAATTTATGATAATATGCACTAATAGTTAAAGCTTCTTTTTTTAATCCTTTTGATTTTAAAAGTTTTTCAAAATCTTTTACTGAATCCCAATACATATCATATAATTTGTCTATTTTTTTAATATATGATTCATATTCATAAGCAGGACCTTCATTTATCTTATAACCAAATTCTTCTTTAATTAAATCAGATACAGAAGGTTTTGGTGGTTCTGGAACAACTTTCTTTTTTGGTTGTTTATCCGAGTATCCTATTATATCTCTATATTTCATTATAGTTTCCTCACGTTTTTATTATAAAGGTCATATTCTTTAAATTCTCTTTTGAGTTTTGATGTTATTGATTCTTCTTTTTTAGATTCATCTTCTTCTGTTAGAACTTCTAAAATCATTTCTCTTAATACTGATTTAGTTAATTTCATTCTTACTCTCCTCTGAATATATCGTTTATGATACTTTCAATTTTACAATCGACTGTGCAAGTTTTCTTTTCAACACCTTCGTTTACAGGTGATAGGAATGCTCCGTGTGTTGATGGATTTGATACAAAGTCAAAAGCTATGAGTTCAAAATCATCTTTAACTTTAACTGTTGGTGTTCCCTTTTCATCAGCTTCACCGAGTTCTTCAACTGAACCTAAACCACGAGATGAAATACCAAGTTTAATACCACTTTTGAATAATTCTTTTAATATGTTTCCTGCGGGTGTTCCTAATACCTCAACAGTCCCAACCAAATCATCATCATTCCAATGCATTTCCATAATATTATGTGATACATTGTTTAGATTTACAACTGATGAATCTGGATGGTCAAGTTCACCCAATGCTCTTCGTTCTTTAATTTGAACATTTGAATATTTCTGTGCTTCTCTTACAAGAGTTTCACGTGGATATACTCTACCATTTTGATTTTTAGCTTCTGCTCTTTGTAGTACACCTTTAACAATCAATTTTCCATTCTTCGAAATAGATTCATTGATTTGTTCTGGTGATACCTCAAATGGTATATAATCTACTAATATTTGTTTTGACATTTTCTATATTCTCCCTATGCAGTCATATCTAAATAGCCCCAAGCGCTACCATCATAGATATAAATTCTTCCATTAATTTGTTCTGTACTATAAGTCATTGTACCCTTTGCTGGTTTAGCTACTTGAGCTGCCGCATCAGTAGAAAATACTGGAATATGACTTGTGCTTGGATAAGTTATACCAACCGCTACTTGTTTTTTTGGATTATTCGGATCCTGTATATAAGACATTGTTTATTCTCCTATTTCCATGCATTTCGTTTAATCCAAATGTCACGATAGACATCTGAAATTACATCTCTAATTAATTTTCTTATTATCTCTATATCCTTTTTATCGAGAGCTTCATTTACTGGTTTATATCCAGTACTATTTGTAGCTAGCTGTTTCTTCTTTTTCTTCCCTTTTTTACCAGTAAAAGCAAATGGTGTTGAATATCCATCAACATTACCAGTTACAGTCATTTCTTCAATATCATCTTCTACAGCAACACAACTACAATCATCACCACAATCACAAGAACCAGTATCTAAATACTCTTCAATAAATTGTCGTATAAGTTCTCTTAACTTACTTTCGTCCACTATTCTTCAATTCCTTTAAAAGTTCATAATATCTCATTAACTGAACAACAGCACTATCTTTAACACTCTGTGAATTTCCTACTTCACAAAATTTATTAATTGAATGAATTGCTTCTTTTAATTTGATTTTAACAACTTTATCTGTAAGATGTTTTGAATTAGTGTTGAGTTCTTTCTTCACTATTGGAATTTCATTTTCAATATATTCTTTAAGTGAATTTGTATTGGAAACATTATTAATATAAGCTTTCAATAAGTTCTTTTGAGGTTTGTTTAAGTTAGAATACTTTTGATTGAATTTTTCAAGTAAAGTTCTATATGCAAGTATTCTCAAATCATCATCATCTGGAAGAATATTTTCTGATAATTTAACTGACTTATCCTTTGTTGTTATATGTTCTACGAGATTGAAATGTGCTTCTGTTTTATCTTCGGGTGATAATGCATTAGTAAATTCAAATAATTTATAAGCAGACGCATATATCTTATAATTGTCAACCTTTGAAGAAATAAACTTCTGTAAATTATAAACTCTTCCGATTTCTTTAATCAGATTATATTTCTCTCGTTTTAAAACAGAATTATTTAATTTCTGTCTTTCATTAATTACTTCATTAATAAAATAATCAGCTTTCTTATCATTATCAAATTTCTTATTGATAATGATATTATACAAAGCCAATTCTTTACCTAATTCCGTATTCTCATTGAATTTTTTCTTTACAATAGTAACAGCTTTACTGTCATCAATCTTATTTAAGACATCTGAAGTAATCTGTCGTAATAAAAATTCAAATAAAAGACCGGTATTACGCAACTTATTGTGTTTCGCTTTATGCATAATCACATCTCCGTTTGATTTCAACTGTATATAGTTTTTCATATATAAATATAAAGTTTTTATAGTTTATCAGATATTTATTCATCTAAAATGTTATCTTCGCTTAAAATACTCTTATTTTTTGTATTTTTAAACCTTTGTTTTAACTGAGTTAACAATCCTTCTGACTTTACGAGTGTAGCACCCCTTGAAGTTGCTAATGGTGAACCACCTTTGAACTCTCGTTTACCGTATCGTTCTCTTTGATATGATGTTGCATCTTTTATATCATCGGCTCCGTATTCATTTCCATACTCTTTTTCACCAGTTCCACTTCGCCTATCACCACCCCACTCGCCTCTTCTAGCCATTTCTAAATCTTCTTCATCATCAGATACTTCACCAGATTCAGCGGGGTCATTACCTTCTGTTTCAATCTGTTCAAATCTAAATGCTTGTTTTCTATCTTCAACAATACCATCAAATACTTCTTCTTTTTCGTGTTGATTAAACTCAAAAATATTATTATATATCCAATCACGAGATAAAAGTTTATTTTCAATTAAACTATTAGCAATATCCACTTGTTGTGTTAGTAATTCAAGTTTCTCTTGTTCGTGAATCATTGATGGATTCTGTAATTCTAAATCAAAATTGATAAGTTCAGCGTCTTCAAATCCTTGTGAATATAGATGAATGATAGCTATCTTTGATAATTCAGATACAACAATCTTCTGTAATCTTTCAATTGTTCTTGCAAATCTAACATCTTCAGCAGCGAGAGTAGCTTTAGAACCAACACTCTCTTCATATCCAAGAAAAGCTCTTGGTATCTTTAAAGCTGCCATCATTTTATCTTTTACATACTCAATATCTTCAATAGCACCTTCGTTACCTAAACCTTGTAATGTTTCAATCTCTGTTCCACTATCTGAACCACGAACTGGTAACCAATAATCTTCTGTTGTTGATTCTATGTTATATCGTAAATTGTAATCACCCGTTGTTTGGTCGATTACTGGAATCTTTTTCATTTTTGAAATCATTTTTTGCATAAAATTTTCAACTTCATTTGGTGGAATATTTCCAATATCAATTTTGAATATTCTTTTTTCTGGAGCTCTCATAATACGATGGATTAACATAGCATCTTCCATAAGAATTAATTGTTTAAATACTCTACGAGCACCCTCTAACATAGATTTACCATAAGGAAGATAATTTGAATCTGATATTAGTCTGAAGTGAGCTACTTCATAATTTTCTTTAAGATTTTTCTTATCACCACTAACTTCAAATTGAACTAACTTTGGTTTTTCAGGGTCGTGGTTTTCTATTCTAAACACTTCATATGGTGATAGTGGTTTTACATTTACAATACCATATTTATCAACAATATCTAATTCTAAAAAGAAATCACCATATTTTGTTAGATTTCTCAACCAAGACCATAGATTAAATTCAATATTTATTATATCATAGAATAAATTATATAAGATATCGTGAACTTTATTGTTATCTGTTTTAATTTTTAATATTTTTCCCTCAACATTATCAACTGTTGATTCATCTGAATAGATGTCTAATGCTGATGATATAATTGGATCTGCATCCATAAGTTCGTAATCTCTAAACAACTCATTACGAGCTACTTCATATGCACTTTGTTGATTTTGTTGTCCTGACCAAGTCATTTGTTTATGACCACCCAATAATCGTTGATATCTATCAATAAAGTTATTTGTTAGTGTTGTCGCTTGTCCAAAATTAACATCTTTGACTTTTAATTGTCCACCATCTGTCTTTCGTATAATTACATTTGATTGAAACAACTTCCCTAGTCTTGTTAATATATTTTCGTTTTGTGCCATTTTTTACCTCTTATTTAATTAACCAGGTTAAATCTTCTCGTTCTCCACCGACTTCCATTTCATAAGGATTATTCTTTGGTTTTCCACTTTCACCAAATTGAAATCCTTGACTGAAATCTTCGTTACCATTAGCTCCTAACATCGAGTCCATTAAAGCTCTCTGATGGTCATCTTTGTCTGTTTTTAATCTTAACGCTGTATCTCTTACCCACATAGCAATTGCATAAGACATTACAACATCATCAATGTATCCTTTCATCGCTTCTGGTTTAGAATTATGGTAAATAAATACGAATAATTCTTCAATCAGTCTATCTGAACGGAGATTAACCATTTTCTCTCTTGTATATTCTTCCATCTTTGCGATGATAAGTGGTCTTGTTTTTACTGTTGTT